GGATTAAAGCAAGTGTTAAAGTACGTTTCATTTCCAGCTCCTATAAAAGGTTTTATGAAAAAATATTCCCCACGGCCCGCCCGGAGGCCAGACCGCAGGGAGAAATTTAGATTATCGTGTTGCTATTTATTATCATGATGGTTTTTTCATCATGATAATATTCAGTGTGAATAATTGGAAAAAAATCCATATATCCCAATATTTTTTCAATTTTAGTTATCTGTAATCCGGCAACTACTGCTCTGTAACATGTCACGCCAACAGCATTTTTATATTCTTCCAGTTCAACGATTTCTTTGATTTGTTCCAGTTGGTTGTTTGTCATCTCAATTCTCCAGTTGAGGTTTATTTTCAAATCAGCTGATTGCTGATTTGTTAAACTTAGATTAGCATGAAAAAAAGGAAAGTAAAGAAAAAAAGAAAAAAAAGGAAAATACTTATATAATTATTTTATACTTAATTGTAATCATAGAATAAAAAAATATAATCCTGAAAATAAATGGATTAGAGCTTTACATATCGATACAAATTCATAGTAAGATATCTATAAGTACTTTAAAGCTATCAAAATAGCCTTAGAATTAAAAAATACGATCAATCTATAGCTTACTATTAGATTTTTAAACAAATGCTTTTAACGCTGTTATAGCTCTTAGAATACTATAATCATTGTCTTTAATTATAGCAGTTTTTAACCCAAAATACATATATCGTTTTAAAACGGAAAAAACCGATAATGCCGTAAAAACCGTAAAAAAACGGAAATCGCTCAAAAACCGGTTATGAAATACAAAAGAAATTCAGGAAGAAAAAAACCGGTCACTAAACAGGAAGAAAATACAGCAATAAAACAATTGGGTTCTGATGTTGAATGGGTGAATGAATTATTCACTATGAATCAGTTTTCGTCTGAGTGGGTGCATAAAGTAGCGGTGGAATTATTATTACAATGCATGGGCAAAAAGGAAATAGTAGTAAGTAATGGGAAGGAATCTAAACTGATAAGGATATTTAAAGAAAAGCCGGCACTTGAGGCGTTAGGAATGATCGCTAAGATGAACGGACATTTATTCGATGTGGTGAAAGGTACAATTAAAGCACAAGGGACTATAGAACACGAACACAAACATGAAATAGAATTGAAACCGGACGCGAATAGAACCGATGGTGTTTTGGATATTTTAGAAAGTTGTGGGGCCTTCACTACTCCGATTAAGCGGTTGACAAAAGATGATGTTGAAATTATATCGGCATGAATCTAAAAAATTTAAATGATCAGGAAAGAAAACAGCTTGATCAATTAATACTTCCTAAGTGGAGCCGTTATATTCCGCACAAACCGACGGTTAAGCAACAGGCATTTTTGTGGCTAGATGATTTTGAGATTTTTTATGGCGGTGCTGTAGGAGGCGGAAAAAGTGATGCTTTACTAATGGCAGCGTTACAGTATGTGGATATTCCCGGTTATAACGCATTATTGATTCGTGATACATACACAAATTTAGTTAAACCTGAAGGATTATTAACAAGAGCGCATGAGTGGTTACATAATTCAGATGCTAGGTGGAAAGGGGATCAAAAACAATATATCTTTCCCAGCGGCGCAACAATAAGTTTTAGTTACCTGGATGGCCCACAAGATCATTTTAATCATATGGGAGCAGCATATCAGTTTGTTGGTATAGATGAGATAGTAAGCATAAGAGAGAATCAAGCAACATTTTTATTTTCACGTATGCGATCCAGGGATGCTGAATCGTATAAAAACGATTTAAAAATATTATATGATTATTCTGATAGAGAAATAGAAAGCTTTTACCAGGAATATAAAAGTATACCATTAAGATTTAGAGCAGCCAGTAATCCTCCTTTAGCTGAACAGATAGCAAGGGGAGAGTGGGTAAAGAAAAGATACGTAACGAAAGATACAAGAGATGATAGAATATTTATTCCAGCGGGACTTGATGATAATCCTCATCTGAACAAAGAGGAGTATTTAACATCATTAAATAGATTAGATCCTATTACCAGGGAACAACTTTTAAAAGGTGACTGGAATATACGTGTTAAAGGCCGTATGTTTGATCGCTCCTGGTTTCATATAGTAGATCAGGCTCCGGCAGATGCCCGTAGGGTTAGATTTTATGATCCGGCACATACAGAACCGAGTTTAAAGAATCCTGATCCTGACTGGTTTGCTGGTTGTAAAGCATCTATTACAGAACAAGGATTAGTTTATTTTGAGCATATGAGTAGATGGCAGAAAACGCCGTTAAGCTCAAAAAATGCAGTAGTTAATCAAGCTAAAACAGACGGTAGAGCAACACAAATAGTATTAGAACGTGAGCCAGCAGCAGGAATAAACTTAATTGATGATTATATACGACTGTTAGCCGGTTACGCTGTTAAAGGATATACAAGTCCGAAAGGATATAAAAATGATCAAGCAATGGCCTTAGCTAGTTATGCTGAAGCTGGTAATTGTTATTTAGTGAATGGGCCGTGGATAGAAGAGTTTCTTGATGAATTAGAGGTATACCCAGATGGTCTTCATGATGATCAATTAAGAGCGGCGGTAGGGGCTTTTAATGAGTTAACAGGATTAGGAACAACTAATATTAGGTGGTTGTAAAAAGAACTTTGTATCGAATCAATACAAACTTAAAATATAAATAAATCATGGGATTAGAAATATTTGTAATAGGTAATGGCGATAAAGCAGCTCAATTATTAGTTGAATCGGACAATAATTGGACTAGTAATATTATAGTTCAGGGCCATCAACGATTAAATATAGGCATAATAGTAGGAACAGAGATAAGCGATATAGTTTCAGCTGTTACTTTAGCTAGTGCTGGTTTGTCTATTACTTCTTATGCTACTTTTGCATCTGTATTCAGTGGCACTATCCGATTACAAAGACGGATGGCTGAAGAAGATCAGGACTATCATTGGCGTGACGTTTCAGAGTGGGCTATTAATTCAAGTGCCGCTGGGGAAGGTGGAAGTGAGAATATTACGGCTTATCCAGAACCAGAAACAGCAGAATATAGAGCAGGGATTAAAACAGCTGGTTATACTGGTGGGGATGCTTTGATAAGAATAGGAACAAGCTGATGAGTGGAAATATAATAAATCCGTTTGATAATGTTGTTACGGCAGGATTAAGAGGAACAAAGGATTCTTTATCCTATAGGATACATGAATTAGAAAGACATTTTCATGTAGCTGGTAGATGGTTCGGGGCCGCTGCCATTCTCGCTGCTGATACTAATTATGGTGATAGAATAGCGGCTGGTATATCTCCCTACCAGTTAGTTGCTGGTAATAACACATGGGGAGCCTGGACAGGTATTTTAGGTTCAGCAGATACCCCAGCAGATACCGGTAAAGTTTATTTTGATCCACATGAAATACAAGTAACAGAGGCTAACGATACAAATACCTATTTTATTCAGTTTACAAGAGGACTATCAGGTGCCGCTGGATATTCTGCTGGTATGTATACAGAATTTTCATTTACCCCAGCTACTAACCAAATAGATGCCGGCCCTATAGCGGTTAAGACAGGCAGAGCGCCTGCCGGGTCTATTATATGGGCTAGATGTATGGTTTCGGGGCAAAATGCTAAAACAATAGATTTTTACTTAGGTATACATGAATATGAAGGCTAATGAAAATAACATATAAAAATTGATGTAAAGGGCCAAAAAAGCAATCCGTCGTGAAGCGGAACCGTAAAGCAACTGTAAAACTACCTAAACGAACTAAATGAATATTAAAAATTGGTTTAAAAACATATTTAGTAAAGCTACAATGGCGGGAGGGGCCTCTGTAAGCGGTTTAAGTGGCGCTAGATGGTCTACTAGGGATTATGAGAATTTTGCTAAAGAAGCTTACATAAAATCATTTATTGGTTATCGGTGTATCCAAGTTATAGCTCAAAGTGTTGCTAGTGTGTCCTGGAAAGTATTTACTAAAGACGGCACTGAGAGAGTAGAACAAGAAAACCATGAATTAAATAGAATACTTCATAGAGCCAATCCACAAGAGGGTTTTAGTGCTTTTCAATTAGGGGTTGTTTCTTTTTTAGGAATTGCTGGTAATAGTTTTATTGAGAAGTTAGCACCGGAAACAGGGCCTCGAAAGGGAGTGCCGTTTGAGCTACATAAACATAGACCTGATCAAATTAAATTCGTTCTAGATGATAATACTAAAGAGCTAACTGGTTACGCTTTAGAAAATCAAGGTAAAATACTAAAAGAATGGCCTATTGATCCTATAACCAAGCAGTCAGACCTTTTACAAATTAAATTATTTCATCCAATTAACGATATAGAGGGATTATCACCGATAGAACCTGGTGCTAAGAGCATTGATACAAGCAATGAAGCCCTTACTTGGAATAAAAAGCTATTAGAAAACGATGCTCGACCGGGAATGATAGTAATTTCTGAGAATACTTTAGGCGATGATCAATATAAACGATTAAAAGAACAATTAAGAAAAAAACACGCCGGCAGCAATAATGCAGGTGAAAGTCTTTTACTAGAGGGCGGGATAAAGTCAGTTGAGCCTTTTATGTTATCTCCAAAAGACATGGATTTCCTAAAAGGCAACTGGGATTTAGTCAGACAAGTAGCTTTAACGTTTGGCGTGCCCCCACAAATATTAGGTGTTCCAGGGGATAGTACTTTTGCTAACTTTGAACAAGCTAGATTATTTTTGTGGGAAACAACGGTATTTTTCTATCTCCAGTTACTAAGAGATGAATATAATAACTGGTTTTTTCCGGATGATGATAAAACCTTTATTGATTATGATTTAGACGAAGTACCGGCTTTAGCGCCACGCAGGCAGGAAAAAAGAGATGCGATAGAAAAGACCACGTTTATGACTATTAATGAAAAAAGGGAAGCGTTAGGAATGGAAAAGACCCCCGGTGGTGATGTTCTGTTGGTTCCTGCTAATTTAGTGCCGTTAGACATGGCCGGAGTAACAGAAGAGGAAGTTGATGATTCTGAATCTGATATGGATGATATAGAAATTGAAGAAATAGAGGAATAGACTCAGGATGAGTGAGGTTTAAACGAAAAATAAGTATAAGCTAATACCTCACCATTAAAACTTTTTGTTTTTGACGATTAGGCCCCTTTAAAACTTTTATATGGTATTAAATAGATGATTAAAGAATATAGAAAGAAACCAGTAGTAATTAAAGCCGTACAATTTACAGATGATAATAAACCAGAGTGTATGATATTTTTAGAAGGAAATTTTGATAATACTCTTAGTTATCCTAATATAAAAACTTTAGAGGGTGTTATGCGGATTGAACCAAATGAGTATATTATTAAAGGGGTTAAAGGAGAATTTTACCCGTGTAAACCAGATATCTTCAAATTAACCTATGAACTAGTAAGCAATGCCAGTTGATTTAACTACAGATAAAGTCAGACGACAATACCACAGAACTGTATTGCAAATAATGGCTAAATTAGAAAGAACTATATCTAATCAGCTTAAGCCTCTAATTAATAGACAGTATATGGATGCTGCAAGCCTTATTACTCAAGGTGTGAGGGATGTTGATCATGTAGTTAACGAGCAAACAACTAGATTAAGGATAATATTAAGAGCACATTGTCGTAGAGTAGCGTTAACAGCTGGCAGAAACTCTGTATTGTATTTTGAGAAGAGCCAGAAAGGGATGAATGAGGATTTTTGGAATGAGATTAACACGTATATAGCGATGAATACTGGTAGGAAGATAAAACAAGTACAAAATACTACTAAGAAAATGATTGGTATAGTTATTCAAACCGGTATACAGCAAGGTGAGACTAACAGAGAGATTGCAACAAGATTAAGAAAAACTGGAAAGATCGATAGTAAGTTTAGAGCGTTAAGAATAGCTAGAACAGAAACACATGGAATTTATAATTCGGCCACTGATGCAAGTGTAAGGGAAACGGGGTTAAAATTTATTAGGGTTTGGTCTACTACTAAAGATTTAAGGACTAGACGAAGGAAAAAAGGCAGTAAATTTGATCATTGGATAGTAGATGGACAGAAACGAGCGCAGAACGAGCCGTTTGACGTTAGTGGAGAGAATTTAGACTTTCCCGGCGATCCAAAGGGTAGTGCTGGAAACGTTATAAAT